AAAGTTAGGATCATCTCCTAGTGCTGCCGCGAGTTCGTTGAGAGTGTTGAGTGTTTCTGGAGCAGAATCTACAACATTAGCAACAGAAGTATCAATATCTGATTGTGTTAATAGTAGATTAGTCGTGTCTGTCAAATCAGAAATATCACTTGGCACAACAGCTGCTGTGGGAGCAACTCTATTCCAAGCGCCATCGCTTGCACTATATACATATTTTTTAGTTCCAGATGTGAGCGTTTGTCCATCTGAAGGTGAGTTTGGAAAATTTACTGGCATTTAATCAATCCTTTTGTACTGCGAATGCTGGATTTGATTCAGTTAATGTCCACTGTCCATTCGTAAAGAGACACCATTTTCCTTCTGGAATCTCTGGGGGTGCTTTTCTTGTAAATCCAACTGGAATTCCTATCGTTTCATCCGAAACCTCAAAAACTCCGCCAAAATATTTATTTCCTTTTATTTTATAAATCTTCATTAGTGTTTTACCTTTACAAAAATTTTATTTTTAATTAATGAACCAGAATTTACATCCTTTGGATCTCCAAAAGTTCTTTTGCTAACAGTAGGATTCTTTAATCTGACAAACGCTTCTGAGTTTGTACCAGAAATAAATTTATTGGGTTGGGGGCTGGGCAATCCGTGAGATATATTTGTAACTGATGATGGGCCCGCAAGAGACATGTCTACTGGTTCTATATTATCTGATACTGGGCCCCTACCTAGAGGATCCCACACCTCTACAACAAATGGCCAATCGTCATTTCCAGTCGTTAGATGGTCACCAGCAGATTCCCGATAACACCACACCGCGCCGCCGTCTGCCAAAAATCCGCCCATTTGCATATATGTACTGCCCGAATGATCTTCATAACGCCTTAGCACAGTATTTCCCGCGTTGTTTCCATAGTGTAATAAATCTTGGTATCTATCTCCATTGTTCCAACAAAGATGAGTAGAAGTAAACGAAGGTGTATATCCAGAATATCTATTCATAACCGGCCTATGTCTTGTGCCCATTTCAATATCGTCATCCGCTGGGGAAATAAATATTTTATCGCCGCCGGAGCTTGGAGCATTGCTTTGTCCTAAATTACTACCATTCATTATCGACTCGACTGATCCCCAATATGAATTATTTGTTGGGTCGCTTTCAAACGATGGATTCTCATTAAATCTGTATACTCTGTAGCCATATGTAAAGTTTCCTGTTACATGAATTTGATAGTTTCCAGAAGGATGCCATTCAACATCATGTGCCGCAAATCCAGAAGAGTCTGTTAATTTTGTAAATGGAACTGTGAATTTCCTAAGAGAAACATTATCCCAATTTCCATCATAATACCAAATTTCAATTCCATTATTCCCTGCTACACAAAAATGAGCACCATCTTGATGGAATTTCATTGAATATATGTTGCTATGATTTGGGCAGTTAATATAAGATGAATTATATGGAAATCCTAAATTAATGTCAAATTCCGCATATGTTATTTGACCATAACGCTGTGAGCTCTCAGAAATCATATATCTTCCATCTGGAGTCCAATGGGTGCTTTTTAATGAAGAACCTGTATTATCTCGCCAATAGCTGGTGCTACTAATATAACTATTCAACCAATCTCCATAACCATTTTCTAAATCAAATCTCTTGGCAGACAAATATCCATATCCAGAAAATGCTACAATGTTGTGAATTGGATGAATTAGAGAAATCTGGGGCTCCGAGCTATGAACAGCATATGGATCAGCAGTATTTGGTAGCATTTCATATACACCATCCACATCATCTATTTTATAAAGTCTCCATATATCATAGTTATAGTTGTTTTCATTGGCGTTTTGTTGAGATGGGTGTCTGTTTTTCATCCCAACACTTAACAACTGAAATCTACTTTTTGTTTCAGTAGTTGTAGAAGCGTTGGTTTCCACTAATTCTGGAATCATAAACTCCGTTGTTGCGTCATATAGATCAGAATATTCTGTTCCTTGAACATCCGTTGAAGTGAATATAGCACCGCCGGTGCCGCCCACTGCCAACAGATTTGCATCTGAACTCATTTCTTCGAAGTGAGATGTAACGCCGGTGTCTGCCTTTGTCCAATTAGTTAAATTCGTGCTGTGAAATAAATTTCCATCATTTCCTGCTACATACCACTTGGCTCCATCAAATGTCACTGCATTTAAATCGCCATTGAACTCTGCAAGAGTAACTGTTGACCAAGACGATCCACCATTTGTAGAATAGTAAATTTTTCCACTACCCCCAACCGCAACAAATGTATCTGTTCCAGCATCATATTCTACTCTGGTAATTGCACCGCCAACATTACCTCTATCTGATGCATTTGTTTTGAAATTCGCGCTTGCTCTATCTGTAATTTTCCAAAACTTTCCAGCATCGTTGAAGCAGTAAAACTTTGAGTCCGCTGGGCGAAAGGCAACATCTCCCATATTTGAATATGGTGTCGTAATTCCTCTCCAAGTATTTCCCTGATCGTGAGAAATATATCCATGCGATGTACCAATGGCAAGCCAGTTTCCTCCAGATGTAAGGAAATTTCTTATACTTAAAGTGTCTCCGCCAACATCTGGTGTATGTTCAGTCCAAGTTGATAGATCGGCAGAAGTCCAAATAGCATTATTTCCCTGTAGAAGATATACATTGTTTACTGAATCCCATTGTACATCGTAGAGATTTTTTCCTGTTCCCATTGTTTCAGAATGGTCTGTCCAAGTAACTCCATCATCAGTGCTGCTATATAATTTGCTACTATTTCTACCTACGAATAATTTATTGTTTTGATATGTTATGAAATATAAGCTTGCCCCAGTTGGGTCTGGAGTTCCCGCTGATGAAAAAGATTCTCCAGCATCTGTTGATACATGAACTTGTGTCAAATTTGTATTTGAGCTATGAGGAACAAGTGCAAAAAACTTTCCATTGTTGTTACTACACATTGATCGTGCGTTTTGGCCATGTAGATATGTAATAGAAAATGGAGAAGCACCATTATTTACCATTGACATGGATATGAATTTATCTGTACTTTTCCAGACTTTCCCATTTTCACTTGTGGATATTAACCAAGTATCTGTACTTGAATCGTATGCAGCTGCCTCCATACTGACATAATTTGATGAATCTTGGTTGTTTAGTGTATATTGGCTACCTTTTCCATTATCGCCAACATTTACCAAATCAACAGTGGCGGTGCTCTGATCAAAGTTGTTATTATCATCAAATTTTTGAATACGAGTTGTTCTATTATAACTACCAGATGATCTAGAAACCACAACTCCACCACCACTAAACATTTGTCCATAATGGGAAGATTTGTTAGTATATTTCATAGTTCCGTCTGATGGATCAATAATCGCGCCACTTATGCTTACTCTAAAGTTTCCATCTGGGGTCAACATATGTATAAACGGATTGGGCCTTGACCAAGTAGAGGGCCGCGTGATCACTTTTCCATGAGTATAAAAATTCCAATCATCATCCCAAGGATCTTTTGTAAATTCCATTAATGTGCCGGTGCTACATGCAAGAACCCATGTTGAATAATCTGCATTGGCAGTGATATCCATAATGCTCATGTTAATGGGCATAAATCTTTTTTTCCAATTTATCAAATCATCGGAAACTAAGAGGGGTACGCTGCCACTGGAGCAGGCATAATATTTATTGTTTATTTTTCTGATTCTATTGTAGCCATCTGCTGAAATATTTGTAGTTGCTCCAACATGATAGTCGAGTCTTCCCATTTTTGTCCAGTCGTTTGATTTTACTACTGTGGCATAACTATAATTTCCAACTAAGCAAACTTCTCCATTGTCTAATGGTAAACAATTGTACATCGTATAGTCATTACTCCAAGCATATTCGAAAATTTGTGCAAATTCATCTGATTTTTGATAAGACCAAGACTTCAAGTCTGGTGAGGTCATTACCCAGCCTTCAGCAGGAAGTCCGACATATAAATTTTGTGTAGAATCCCACCATATATACCTTGGGTAATATCTGGCATTCCATTTTCCTTGGCCATAACCAACTTTCCATGTCAATCCATCATCTGACCATGATATACCAAATACAGCGGAATTTGTTGAGGTTAAGATAAATTTTCCATTCTCATATGTAAATGTTCTATCGCCGCCCATGCTGCCGCGCAGCGTATTTGGAGATGATAATAATTCCCATTCTTCTAAATCTGCGGATAGCATAGGTACTTTATCATACCTATCGTAATTGCCTCTTGCATCCCAATATACCCATTTAGCTAAATCAGGTTCCCATTTAATTCTTGGATAATCTGAGTTCAATCTTTGATTTTTACTAGTAAACGAAGTGCAATCTGTTGTTTCCCAAAATTGTGAATTATGGGTACTAACAAATACAAATTTATTTCCATCTGACGCAATATCAACAAAATTTCGTCTATATATGTTTATTGTATCCCAATTATTATTACCACCATCTTGGGGATAATAAACTTTATTGGCATCCATATTTGGCGCCCATACAAGAGCGGAAGATTGTGCTAGTTTTTTCTTATTTCCGTTTGCGTCTAGCATCAACGCATCTCGCTCGTTTTGGTTTTGAACATGTATTATATCTTGATTGTATGGTATATATTTCTGGTCAATATAATTAGCGCCAAAATCAGAACCATCCTTTGCTGGTGGCATTTCTTTTGTTGTCCAGTTAGTTCCATCTGATGACCATGCAACCCATTGATTCGTTCCAACAACCATCCACAAACCAGCACCAGCATTCCATGCTGCTGCATACCAGCTCGTCGTACTGCTTCCGACTAAAAGAGGGGTCAAGTCTATTGAAGTCCAAGTTGTTCCATCAATACTGTGGGCAATATATCCACTCTCTAGGGGTAGCATATATTTTGGTTGGCCTGCACCGGCCGCCGCATTGAATGCAATTCCACCCAATTTCTTGCTTGCTGGAAGACCATTTGCACCCATGGCAATTGATGTTTTAGTTGCCCAATGGTCATTAGACCATGACATTCCGCCTGGACTTACTACCAACGGCATATTTTGGATTGGATCTATATAAAATCTTGCCTGTCTGCTACTTACATTATCTGTATCGTATATTGTAACCTTGCCGGTGTTAGTGAATGTCGGGGCAGCTGCAGTAGGGGTCTGCGCTTACATATGTATTACTTCCTTCCCATAAATAATAATGGGAATTCCAATATCCAACTAAAGTGACTTTACTAGGTATTCCTGAAGTATCTTGTGTTGGATTCAAGTAAGCAAAGGATTTGTGAATGCCGCCTGGTGGTATAATATTTCCATAATCGTATCCGCCCCACATATGCCCTGTGTTTGGATGATAAAAATACTCTACTCCAAACCAACCGCTCAGCGATGAGCCGCTTATCTGGCCATATTTTTGCGAACTTTTTGTCCAAGTCACTCCATCATCAGTACTTCTAAACACTATTCCTTTATGTATAACTACCCAAACGCCGCCACCATATTTTACACCGTTACTGATGCCATAACTATTCCCAGTAATTCTATCTGCATCACTTCCAGAACCTGTGTATTTTTCTTCCCAATTGATTCCATCAGTAGATCTCATAATACAACAACGGTTTTGTGATAGTCTATCATCACCTCTGCGAGATATGATAAAAACTCCATTTCCAAAACCAACACCGTGTATAAAGCTATAAGGATTTGGAACTGTTGCATCTGTCCAAGTTGCTCCGCCATCTGTTGAATACATTACCCCAGTTGAATGATAGTATGTCGCCACCCAAACACCATTTCCATAGGCAATTCCTGTGAAATCATCAGCACTAGATGATTTGCTTTCGAGAAGTGTTCCAGTAAAATCACAATGCGTCCAAGTTTTTCCTTTATCTGTGGAGTACTTTGCGTTTTTGTTGGGCCCGACTGCTACAATACCATTAGAACCATCCCACCCAATAACATGAAATTCTCCAGTGCTACCATGGTCGCCGTTTGCAAAAGTAGTTCCGCCATCAGTCGAGACAATTCTATCTCCACTTGCCATCACCATCACTTTTTGCCCATCGACAATTATATTAGTGTAAGTGTCTGTGGTTGGAGCTGTTTGGGATGTAAATGGAGTTGCACCAATATCTCCCAAGTAATTAGAAAACTCTGGATATTGCGATTTAGAATATATTTTATTTGCTTCCAACCAAGTGCCTTCTTTATCTGTTATAGATGCAGAAATGTTTCCTAATCCTTCGGGGCCAGGAGACTTTTTCCTAATAGTTCCTATTGGTAGTTTTGATTGGTTGATATTAGAGAGTTTTGCCATTTTTAGCTTGCCTTTACATAAGATTTAATATGTGCTTTAGATGTTCCTGTTGGAATTCCATTAATTGTGAAGTTTGTTTCTACTGAACTTGCAATATAAAACTGTGTACTGGTGTCGAAATCATCAGAAAAAACTTGCGTATTATCTGTAAAACTATTAACAGCCAAAAGTTTTCCGCCGCGATTGCCTGTTAAAAATAGCCAACGACTTCCAATGCTGTCATATACAATATCTTTAATAGGTTCTGGTTGGTTCATTGCAACTGGGGCCCAAGAGATTCCATCATTCAAAGAAACTGAGACCCTACCTTTCCTTGTCAAATATATCCATACTCCATTCAAATATCTTAATTTTGTTATATCATCATTGGTTCCGCTTTCTAATTGTGTCCATGACTGCGTATCTGTAGAATATGCTAAAACCCCTCTTGTTCCAGCATACATAAATCTGCCATTCCCATAATCAATTGTTACTGGATACGATGAACCATGATTGTTAGTTTGATAAAATGGATTTGATGTTACATTAGACCACCCACCAAAGTTGCCAGAGGCTCCTCGAGCTCCTATATATCCATGACTTGTTGCGGTATTACGCTTTTCTAACCCGACGGCTACAGAATACCAAGTTCCGTTGGACGCCAGACCAGAAGCAATATCTAATATTTGAGTCACGTTATCTCCCAAACTATTCAAGCCTGAATACCCTGTGAATGCACCATTACTATACCACATAGAACTGCTATTATATACGTGCCAAAGAAAATACCCGCCGTCCTCTGTGGCGGTTAGTTTCACCCATCGAAAGCAATTTACGATATCATTACTCATTCCTAAAGTTACAGTTGTCCATGTAACTCCATCTGTTGAATATTTTGCAATATAATCTCTTGGATTAATTCCCCCGTCAAAATCGCTATTAATCCGATACATCGCAACAAAATAATAATTGTCATCGAATTCAGACTGTCCATAAGATACACCGACACACCGGGCCCGAAGTTTATTATAGTTTGCGTCACTAGTTTCAACATTTTGGTGTAATGTCCATGTTGGATTTGCCACAGTAATATCTGTGGATGTTGCTGTTGATGCATTCACTCCGTCTAGGCCAATTACCCAAGTTCCAGCCCCATCTGTTGCAATATGAGATGGACGATATTTACTTTTTACTAGGGGAGAATCTACCAATTGTGATTTGGTCACTTTATTATGGCCAATTTTTGAAAATAACTCTGGAAAATCTGCTCTATTTTTTGTTTGATTTGGAGTAATATATCCATTTTTTTCTTCGCCAATTGCTCCTGCTCCACCGACACCTGCTTCGGTGTCTAAAATATCACTTTCAAATGTTCCGATATCAGCCCCAGAACTTCCTAAAAATTTTCTTAATCTGGCCATTAGATTGTTCTCCATCCTAGTGTCGAGTCTACATAAATTAGTTCAACAGCAACATCAGCAACATCGAGAGTTAAATCTTCATCCAACCCCATGATTTTATGGCCATTTCTTGCAACCACATTTGTAAGCAAGTCATTAGCGACAACAATGCCAATATTATCTCCAAGACTTGCTGATGATGGTAATGTTACTGTAGTTGTTGCGACATTTGTTAATATGTATTGATTTCCAGATACTGCTGTCTGAGTTGTTCCAGTTACTATTGATGCAGAAAGGCCACCGCCCCCGCCTCCGCCGCCACCGAGCAATCCACCAGTATCTGTTAGATCTCCAACATCTGCTGGGATAGTGGGTTTGTTTGTTAAGACACTTCCAGTGTAATTAATATTTCCTGTTAATTCAGAATAATTATCAACCAATAAGTTTGTACTGTCGGTTAGGTCAGAAACATCAGTGACTGTAGTTGCTGGAGTGACAATTTTCCATGCACCTTTTGTTGCATTGTATTTATATACCCGGCCGCTAGATGAGAAGGTTTGATTGTCGCTCGGCGAGTTTGGAAAGTTTACTGGCATTTTATGCTTCCTCTAATTTATTTCTACTATTTATATTATATTATTCTTATTTTTAAGTTTTGTGCTGCAAGAGATTTGATCTTTACTTTGTTTGTTGTTGGAAACTCTGCTTCATAATCAGTACCATTGATTGCTTGTTTTATCAATGCATCTGCCTGATATCCAATAGTAACACCATCCGATAGTGGAGATGTACCAGATGCCGCATATGGCGCAATCATTAAGTCTAATGTGTCTCCAAGAACATAGTGGTTTGGATCTGTGACTGCTTGGAGTTGTGCCTTGTCCATTCTGTTGAATGACTGAGCGCCAAGAGCTTCTTGGAGTGTTGCGTGTTCGTTGTTGTTTGTACCATCTACCCAAGTTTCTGATGTATCATACACAATTTGGGTTCCGCTAGTAGTGTATTGATATATCACCCCACCAGTCAAATTACTGATATACATTTTTGAACCATCATTATTAAAGTTTAAACTTCTAGGATTGGAGATGGTTCCTGATACGCTAAAACTAATACTATCATAAGAAATTGTACTTAAATCATATGCGGTTGAAAGGCTATATTGATGAACTGAATCAGTAACTGTACCTATAATAAATAGTTTAGTTCCATCGCTGTTAAATTTGGTGTCGGTTGGAAAATCGCCCGTGGCAACAACAACATTTATAGAGTCATAACTAGCAGTTGATATATCGTAAGCAGTTGATAGGCTATATTGCTCAATCCTCTCTTGGTTCGTGATATACATTTTTGTACCATCATTATTAAATATCATTCCATTCAAACTGACGCTCGCTGTGCCAGGAGAATTATTAGTAATAGTGAATGTCTTGCTTGTATCTCTAGACACTGATGCCCCGGCAAGATCGAATCCACTACTGAGACTGTATTGATATATGGTATTATTAACAACTCCACCAAGATACATTTTAGTTCCTGCTGGATTAAAAGTGATAAATCGCGCATTGGTTTCTTGTATATCTGCTGAATAATTATAACCTATAGAACTAGCAGTAGATATGTCAAATGCCGTTGAGAGTTCGTGTTGCCACGGGACCCCTGTAACAGCAGAGTACAATTTTGTGCCGTCTGAATTAAATGTATAAGCCATTACAGAACTAAACGTTGGATTGCTTGGCGTATAACTTACACTTTCATCTACGGCGTTGGCTATATCATAAGACATATTAACAGAAGTTCCGGCATCATTGTTATACTGCCAAGTTCCAGAGTTATTTCGTGCAATCTTTCTTACACCATCTCCATTCTTGATAACACCCCAAGACGTTCTGTCATCTGTAGAAACTGCATAGAAAACATCACCATCATTCTTGGTTTCATCTGCAACCATAGAATCGAGATCAACCCAAGAAGATGAATTAATTTGGCCAGTAGAACCAGTTAGGACTGGAGAATATATTGGCCAAGATTTGGCAGTTGAGCCAAGATCTCTGTAAATAGAAACGTTTGAACTATCATCCCCAGTTAAATACGTTTGTTGGTCAAGACTGATATAATTTAAAGTACCGTCATAAATATTTGTAGTTGTTGGCGTAACAGTTAGAGCGCTTGTAGAATTATATGGGGTTGGAAAATTTTGATATAGTTTCCTATTTGTGAGAAATTGAGTTCCGTCATTTGAAAAGGCAAACATCCTATCTCCAATTTGACTATTGGCAGCATAATTTACTTGTGATGAAGTATCTACTGTAGACAAATCCCAAGCGGTGCTAATATCCCAAGAATACATCTTGTCATACCAACTCTCACCGATAAATAATTTTGTTCCTGCTTCATTTATCCAAAACCACCATTGAGCATTAGCCTGTTTATCTGATATCAATGCGCCATAGTGAAATGTTCTTGAGCCAGTGGATTGATATGCCGCATTACTTCTATCGGCACCTGAATAATTACCATTAACTGCTGTTTGCCAGCAAAGTGTATGATATGTTGTATTATTTCTAATAAATTGATTTCCATCTGGGCTAAACATCATTTGTTTTGTATTGTTAAAATAAACCCACGGGTAATTTGCAATATATGACATAGTTGAAAGATCATAAGGTGTAGTCAATTCCCATTTATAAACTATATTAGTGAGCTGTGACCCCTGTGTAAACATGTAATAATAGTCACCATTCGGACTTAAACAATGTCTTTGGTAATCTCCAACAGTGTTGCTTTGCCCCCAGCCTGGAAAACTTCCATTCCTTGAACTGGATGGAGTAGTCTTATCATGACCCAACCAATCAAAAGAAGTTTCATAACCTGTTAATTCGATTCCAGAACCATCAGCCTTACCTTGTGAAGATGTGAGTGTCCAAGAAGAAATTGTAGAAGTATCCGCAAAAGCAGTAACTGATTTATAGGTTCCAGAAATTGCTGAGATAATAGCAGATCCTGAATTGCCGGTAACTACTTTACCTACATCTGTAGATGAAAATACTTCACTATAACCAGTATCTTGTTCATATATTTTAGTTCCATCTGCCATATATAATTTAGTACCACTCTTGGAAAAGTTAATAGACTGAGGTGTTGAATTTGTTAATGCAGGGTTTGTAAATGTAGTTCCTGTAGTATTAATTGTGCTGATATCCCACGCTGTACCTAGACTAAAATATTTCAGAGTTCCACTACCAAACACATCTGTTATAAACATAGTCAGACCATCTGACGAAAAGGTCATATCAGTTCCACGTTGCCCCGTTATACTTTTAGTTTTATTGTTATAACTGAGTGTGGTGATATCCCAAGCGGTTGACATAACCCATTCTTCGATTATAGCCTGGTTGCCAGTAACATCGTCTTTCATTATAAAGACAGTAGTACTATCTTTTACATACATACCATTTTGTGTTTGGTTCGATCCACTGTTATTCATACCAGTTACTTCACCAGAGAACGAAACATCTGAACCGCCGTTTCCAAGAGAATATGGCACCGATAATGTGAATTGGTCAATTTTATTATTTTGCCAATCCGCCATGTATAATTTACTACCACTATCTCCTAATTCAAGAAATCCATATCCACCCCAAGTAGAAGGATTATATGCATCATAATCATATCTTTGCGTCCAAGATGCACTAGTTATGTCATATGCAGTACTCATTGTAAATTCGTGCATACGTTGTGCTGACACAATTATAATCTTTGTGCCATCTGGACTTATAACAAAATCTGCAAGTGTATATCCATTTGGAGGTGGACTAGGTACTTGTGACACTGGTGTGGCTGTTTCATAGTCTCCTACACTTGATATTCCTGATATATCATAACCAACTACTGTAGGATTACTACTCGTAAAAGTACCATCGCCTGTCGCACTTGGTGTTAATGTTGTACTAGTGTAAGAAATTGGTTTCTCATCAAAAAACTCATAATTGGTTGCGTTTGCGTTAACATCCCAATTTCCTTTGGATGTCAATCCACCTTGCGGCACTTCTTTGAACACACTTACATTTGGCACTGGAGAGATAGTCTCTGAGAGTGTTATTTCGGCTTCTTCATTCTGTGTAAATGTTTTTGTAAGTGTACCTAATGCACCAGCAGTAGATGATGTGGGAGCCCCAGTAAGACTTGAATATTGACCATCAAAGAGAAGATTTGTTGTATCTGTTAAATCAGAAACATCGGATATACCGTCAGTATTTTCTGAGTTCATCTGTACCCATTGACTAGTATTTCCATCATTATAGTAAATATACAGATTCAATTCAGATGTATCAAACCACATATCACCGGCATTAGGAGAAGTCGGTGCCGTATCTGATGATGTGGCAGATAATTGTTGTGCCTCTTCTGCATCAGTTCCTACTTGTAACCATTGAGAAGAATCTCCATCTGCGTAATATGCATATAAATTTAATGATGCACTGTTAAACCATAGATCTCCATTCGCTGGAGAACTTGGGGCAGTATCTGAAACCGCAAATGCTCCAATATTAGATGCCTGAATCTGCCATGTTCCAGTTGTTGAATTGTACTCTAAAGTTTTATTTCCAACTGAGACTGTTGCGCCATTTGCTGGAGAATTGGGAAAATTAACTGCCATCTATCTGTCCTACCAATCTTTCTCTATTTGGGTTCTGATCCACTCATTAGTATTTATGCATACATACATATAGTTTCCTACGATCCTGACATCACCTTTCTTACCTTCGTCGGTACTTGATGAAGGAGCCGATTGATCTGTATATACTTCCATACTTCTATCAATATTATCTTCGCTAAATGAAGTATCGCCAACAAACATTGTATTAGAATCTAGGAATAGATATCTCACTTTCTTTTCAGCACTACCAATGTCAAATGATGCGTTGGTGTGCGGTAATATATGTCCATTGCTAGTAATTTCCCATCTTGCTGTTCCATTTGTAGTGAAATCAATATGACCATCAGTTCCAGTATCCGTAGTCGTAACAGAGGTATTTGCCGTTTCTATTAAGGATTGAACACTACTTCCCCCGCCAGAACCACTGGTTTGACTGTTAGCAGCTCCACCAACTTGAACCCATTGATTTGAATCTCCATCTGCATAATATACATATAGATCCAACAATGTTGTGTTAAACCACAAGTCTCCACTTGATGGGCCTGAGGGTGCTGTATCTGATGCATGAATTGTCGCTGCAGCTGCAGTGACACTATTTGCCTCAATCCATTGAGATGAATCGCCGTCTGTATACCAAACATACATTACTAGATCATCTTCATCAAACCATAAATCACCTTCAGATGGCGATGATGGTGCTGTTGCTGAAACTGATACTGAAGAACCGCCACCTGCTGCAGCATCTATCCATGCATAATCAGTTCCATTCCAAGACAAAATTTGTCCTGTGGTTGCTCCAGATATATTTAGATGAGTATCTACTGCACTATCTGTATATAAAGAAGGTGTTCCAGTTAGACTTGAAAATTGTCCATCGAATAATGTCGGCAAATTAGTTAGGTCATTGTAGTTTCCAGAGAAATTACCAACAACACTTCCAGCACCCATTCCGCTATGATTTACACAATAGTAATATAATGTAGGTGTTGCATTTGTGATTGCGATCTGGACATATGCACCGGCAGAACCAGCAGTGCCATTAGTAGTCACTCCAGTTGTATATTCAGAGCCACCACCATGGGTTCCATCAGAATTTGTAGAGAATCTTAGAGGATGAGAACCGTTTGAAGAATCTGCCTGATCAAATCTATATGTTCTGCCAGGCTCAAATGATAGAGTTACTTGCTGTACCCCATCGATATAGAAGTTGCCACCCGAAGCAGTTACAGTTGCAATACTATATGCATCTGCCTTTGCCGCGATTTGGTTGGTGATTGTTGTACTGAAGTTTGCATCATCGCCTAATGCTGCTGCCAATTCATTGAGAGTGTCAAGAGTTGCCGGAGCAGAATCTACAAGGTTTGATACCTGTGTATTAACATAAGTCTCTGTTGCATAGCCTGAGAGAGATGCCGCTGTGATAAATCCAGCACCATTTGTTAACTGATTGTTGTTTGTTGGAATAGTTGGTTTATTTGTCAGATCATTATAGCTGCCCGAGAATGTCTGTGTTGCAACATAAGATTTGGTTGCATATGTACCTAAATCTGCACTTGTAAGTTCGTCATTAAAATCTAGTGCAAGAGATGTACTTGTTATTGCAAGGCCGACTTTAGCATCATTTATATCTGGAGTTAATGAAATACTTCCATCTTCTAATACATAATACTTTGACCCAACTGTTAGGCCAGAAAGTCCAGTGTGAATACCATTCTCTACAGTGACATCGATTGTTGTACCAGAAGTTGCTGCGATACCATGAACTTTAGATGCATCCAAATTACTTGTAGTAATTTTTCCCTTAAAGAATCTTAATGAAGAATTAGAAGAATCTTGGTAATACACAGAACCATGAGCACTATTTGTATTATAATCAAAGGAATGACTCATCCAGGCGCTAGATGATGCGTTTTGTACTATCCCTATGGCACCAGAAGTGAAAATACTGTTTCCCGTCACAGTAGAATCCCAAATTCTAGATTCTTTTACGGTAGTATATGTCATTTGATTTCTATAAACAGTCACATAGCTATCACTATTAGGCAAGAAATCTAGACTTACAACCTGATATTTTTCATTAGTCATGGCAGCTGCCCAAATCCAATTTGAAGAATCTGTAGTTATAGAAGTTCCTGTAAAAGTATAAGTTTGCCATCTTGCGCGTTTACTGCCATTATAAGATTGATTTGACCCATAATGAGAATATATTTGATTTGGTACTTTTGGATTCCAATCTGCTGCATGGTCATAATAAGAAGAGTCTATATCTGTGTTTTGATATGATGCTTTTAGTGTACTTGTTCCATTTGCATAATCGATATCATAAACTCTAATTCTACCCAACATGTCATGCACTAATAATCTTCCTAAATTATTAGAATCTAGTTTAAACTTGGCTGGATCCCAATCAAATCCAGACTGATTTCCTACTCTAATTGGTGTAGAGAATGTTGGTGCATTTTGTCCATCCCATTCAACTCTAATTACATATGGATCTGCTGCACCTGTCACTGCTTGAAAAAAGATATTAAAGAAATAACTACCACTTGAACTATTTCCATAATCATATATTATATTTGCATCATTTGTTAAGCTTGAGGTTGCTGACCATGTCGATCCGTTTGAATCTGTCAAAGTTTGCATTCCTGGCACAATATCATGGGTTGTACTGGTAACTGTTATATTGTTAACATCCGTGACATCAAATATATGCCCAGTAAATGTCTGTACACCAACAGTTCCCATGTGGTCTTTACTAATCCAAAGAACTTTACTCTCATCAACTGGACTGACAAATGGATAACTTTCTTGTTCACCAGCACCACCACCGTAAGAGCCAGAAAACTGATACCATGTGTAATTGCTTACGGTATCCTCTAATATTTGCGCTCTCCATGTGGTGTTAGATCTATAAACTTGTAAAACTTTTAAGGGGTCTGATGGAAAATGACCAGCAAATGCTTTATTAAAATTATTCCCCGCCCCTCCAGCTGGATTTAATGTAGCGACAGTACCGTTTGCGTTGGTGGTTGTTACTTCAACTGGAGTTACAGTACCATCAGAATTCAACATTACAACATCGTCTACAGATGCAGAAGATGTTGATGTATATTCTACAACATTGGCGTTTATCACATCTGCTGCTGTGATAAATCCAGCACCATTTGTTAACTGATTGTTGTTTGTTGGAATGGTTGGTGTATTAGATAAGTCGTTATAAGAACCAGATGTTGCAACTGTTGCAAAACTGTTTAGTGCAGTTTCTACGCTGGCTCCAACTGTATAAACCCATGGCATTTGTTCATATACAGACGATGAATTTGAATTGCCAGATATTATAAGTTTTTCCCCATTTGGAGAAAATCTAACGCCAGCGAAATTGAATGAATGGCCACCGATGTTGGAGATGAATGAAGACCTATCTGTATATTGTGACTGACTTGGGAAAGAATCAAAATCCCATGCAGTAGCCAAAGTATATTCAAACATTCTATGGGTGTTGGATGCATTCGCGGCCCCCTCGCCGATCAAAATAGTTTTTCCGTCTTTTGCTATATCTATTGAATTGGAGTTACCCATAACATTGTTACCAATAGAGTAGGAATTTTGAAATGTCAATGTATTGACATCATATGGAGTACTTAAAGTATATCTATAAACTTTATCGTTTGATTTCCCCAACACTAACAACTGATCTCCATCATCATCAAAAATAAAATCCATAGGATCATTGTCTTGGGATGAAATGCCTGGGCCGCCAAAACCACTAGTTATTGTCGAAACATCATATGCAGTTGCTACATTAAATCCATAAAAAGTACGGTTCGAAAAAGAAATATATGTGACTTTTGTTCCATCACCATTCCATCTCCACCCAAATCCATACCCTGTTCCGATAGGAATAGTAACTTGTGTTGGGTTTGTATTTGTTGATACATCATATGCAGTTGTCAAATCCCACTGATAGAATAATTGACCATTAGCAACTCCAGTGTGAGCTCCCATCGCCCACAATCTTTTGCCATCTTCACTGATTGTATAATATCGGGGTTGTGGAGAGCTTGGTAGACTAATTGTTGTTGTGTTATCAAATGCACCATATGCATCAATATCTGGCCCAATAATTCTATCTTGTTTTCCAGAAATATCTACAGGGTTAGGTATTGTCGGCGTATTCGACAAGTCGTTATATGAACCAGATGTTGCTACCGTTGCAAGAGATGATGTATCCGCCTTATTTGCCAATGAGTTAGTGACTGTAGTGGAGAAGTTTGCATCATCACCTAATGCCGCAGCTAACTCATTAAGAGTATCAAGAGTTGCTGGGGCAGAATCTACTAGATTTGCAACTTGAGTTGTAACATATGATTTTGTTGCGTATGTTGCAAGACTTGCATCAGTTAATTCATCAGTAAAATCTAGTGCAAGAGATGTGCTTGTAATAGCAAGACCAACTTTTGCGTTATTAGAGTCAGGAGATGTGCTAAGAGTTCCGTTTTCTAAAACATAGTATTTGGAACCTACAGTAAGTCCGCTAAGGCCTGTATGTATTCCATTTTCTATTGTAACATCAATGGTTGTACCAGAAGATGTAGCTAAACCATGAATTTTTGAAACATCTAGATTTGACTCTGAATATGGAAAGTCTAATAGTCTTAGTTGACTTATTGGATTGTAGCTATTAAATTTAAGAGAATAAAATCCTACCAATCCTTTTTGTGACATACTGTTAGACCATTCACTTGCTGCCAAGAATCTATATGATGTATTCGCTTGGCCTGTTGGATGGAAGGAATACATTTGACCTACATTGGGATTGGGAGTTGATATAAAAGTTATTGTACCATTTGAGGCCACAGTACCCAAAATTGCTTTGTTATCTGAGCTCGATGGATTTTGGCGATCAGACCCATACCAACTATAACCAAAACTCTCCCCGCCTGACGCAAACATTATGTCATGAGGCCTTGGAGTGCCGGAGTTGTATCTATTATCTATTGCGTCTGATGTATGTAATAAAGTACATGCATATGTAGATGAATCGATAGAGAAGGTAGATATTTTTGTCGCATTACCGTCATAGAATGCGTAAGCAATTTTTCCACTTTCTGAAACTGCATATGCTTGGTTCCCGTTATCAGTTACCGTTAAAGGCGCTCCTTCAGATACAGTACCACCTACCCAATTGACTTTACCCGCTCTTAATGAAGTACCAGAAATCATTGCAAATAGACCGTCTTGTCCTAAAGAAAATCTATGATATCCATTATTTGTGGTAGCAATTGGAGTTCCAGCAGTAATATTTGTACCATCCCAAGTTAATTGAGTGACAAAGCCAGGAACAGAACATATAATTTTAACATCTCCAGAAGTACTGTTAACCATGTCAACTTCGAAGTGTTTGTTTGATGTAGAACCTAGTTGTCCTAAATCTATCTCTGCATTGATAGATATTGAACCATTTGCAGCAGTATCCACAATTTGGCATCTTGCATTATTTGACCTTGTGTATAAAAGAAGAACTTTTGTATCGTCAAAAGGATCAAAAAATGGATACAATTTCATATTTTGACTTGTATTTGAAACTGTTGCAGTAGAACTTATTGAGAAGCTCCCACCACTGGCAGTAAATGATGATATAGTATGATTTTCGTTGTTTTGATCTCTGTAAACTACCACACCAGAATTTCGATCAGTTGGCTTATGTGCAATCATGCCAAGTCCATGATGTGGACTGTTATCTCCATGAGCACTTCCAATAGTAGAAAGAGCTATTTGCGAGTTTACAGGATAACTTGTTGGTTCAACTGGAGTTACAGTACCATCAGAATTCAACATTACAACATCGTCTACAGATGCAGAAGATGTTGATGTATATTCTACGGTATTAGCATTTGGTACATCTGCCGCGGTGATATAGTTTGCACCATTTGTCAATTGATTATTATTTGTTGGTTGTGCTACCCATTCATAATCTGTACCATTCCAGCTTAAAACTTCATTTGATGTCGCTGTATTTTGATTTAGGTGTATATCTACACTTGCATCGCTATAGCTACCTGCCGCGGTGATTTGTTGCCCGACATACGCTTTTGTTGCATATGTACCCAAATCTGCACTCGTAAGTTCATCAGTGAAATCTAGTGCAAGTGATGTTGCATTGATAGCAGTACCAAGTTTTGCAGAACCACTAGTAGAAATGCCACCCGAATCTGTAACAAAATACTTTGTTCCTGTAGTGAGACCAGAGAGTCCTGTATGAATTCCGTGTTCAAGAGTTACATCAATAGTTGTTCCGGCAGATGCCGCAACACCATGCAATTTAGTCGCATCAAAATTGGATTCTCCATATGGGCCCTGCGTCATAATTACTTGGGGATATTGACTATTTACTGTATCTGGTGAATATGATGCTGTGTCGCCATCGTTGAAAGGACTTGAATATGTCCACATACTTCCCAAATCAAATGTATTACTATCAGTTGTTTGTGTGATATAATTTCCAGAATTATCGTATTGAATATATTTAGTCTGTGGACTAGAACCAGTTTGATTGGATATAATTGGTGTAATCAATATCGGCGCGTTTGGTGTGCTTCCTGTATTACTACCTTTAGTCCATGCAATATTACCTCTTACTGTACCAACTTTGACATTGGCCCCATTCATAAGAGTTAAGTTTCCACTTACATTAGTAATACTAAGATTTGCATCTGCGCTATATAGAGCAACTTTTAATCTGTACGGCGCATCTCCACCACCATCAGGTGGAGATGTTGTAACTGCTGCAAGCAACCCATTAGTTGGATGGAATGCTTGTTTGTTTTGAATTTCCCATGCATCTACATTGTGACTCCCACTTCTTGTAAATAAATCTGCTGAAGGGCCTATATTAATAGTTCCAGCATCCCAATCTACATCAGCAAATTTAATTATGCCTCTGCGAGTAGAAGTCACTCCCTCTTGTCTATATAAAGCAATTCTAGTTGGAGTTGAGGGGTCAATTGCAGTGTGTTCCCATTCAAATGTTTCTGATGAAGAGGTTTCTATCTCTGGAAAACTGTGATCTAAATTCTGATTTTCAAAATCATAAGTGAATTTTCTTACTGCAGCTTTATTATTTGAATTCTCGAATTTTACATAAAAAGTTAAAACTGTTCCATTAAATCCGCCATGGTCAACAGCCATTCTTCCGTTTAAACCAATGTTTAACTGTCCATTATTAGTTGTATTACTATATGCAGCCGAACTATCTGTGCCAGTTGTGTTTACAGTAGTTCCTGTAATATTTCCAGTACCTACATTTATATTACCGCCACTTGTAGCTGCTCCAATATATAAAAATTTGTCTTCGTGTGTGCCCGCCGGACCAAAGAATGCGTGTTGGTCTCTAAAGTTATTGATAGGTTCTCCCGAAGAAAATGCCGTTCCTTTTGATATGCCCGACCCATTTCTTGAAAATACAACTAACATTGTACGGTCATTATGTCCAGTGCCGCCAGGGAAAATTAACATTCCTTTTTCTCTGGTGGAATGGTGGGCTATCATACCTCTATAGTTTGAATCCCCAATATATCCACTAGTCATTTGAGAATCTATAGCAGTCTGTTGATCGAATGGATAATTTGTAGGCTCAACTACAGTAACAGTACCGTCAGAATTCAACATCACAATATCATTTGTTGCTGCAGTATTTGTTGATGTATATTCTACAACATTACCGCCGCCAGGACTATTATTTGCAACATAGTTCTGGACAAATGCTTCTGTTGCAAGTCCTGTTAGGTCTGCATTGGCAACTGTTTCAATCCAACCAGTGGCCTTGTAAATGTATAGTTTCTGTGTATCTTCTACGAATGCAATGTCACCGACAGTATTTCCTACAGCTGGTAAATATGTTGCATCACTATAGATATTAACAGATGCAACCAAAGATGTGCCATCTGGTGCAATCAGAGTTGCAGTACCAGCAACCTCTTTAATCTTATTCTCGAATGCTGGAGTATTTTCTACATATGTCGATAAGTCTTGTGGAACGAATTTGTTTGTTGACGAATCGTATACAAGACACATCTGAGATGTGAGTGTAGGAATAGGACGCAATTCGATAGTTTGTGCATGACTTTCTTGTGTATGCTGTCCATAAATCAAGTAGTTACCATTTGCATTGGTTTCTACTGCAAGATCTTTAACACGAATTGTGCCTCGCATTGCACCATGGACGCCGCACTGATAATACAATACATCAGGTGCTCCAGCAGGAACTGTGAATGTAATTGTACCATTATCAGTGCGAGAACCAGTCACGCCATTCGTATATTCTCCGAAATATGTATTAGATGCAAAGTTTGTTCCATTATCTGTTGTGAAGTAGAATGGGTGTCCAGACGCATTGATATTGATTGTATATGTGCCGCCTCTATAGAATGGGCCAATTTCTGGATTGTTGCCCATCGCAGTTCCAGAGAATACATATGCACCTGTTGTAGAACCAACAGTATATGTGACAGCCGGCGCTGTGAGAGTTGGTGGTGTGATTGTAGACGGAACATTTACTACTAGTCTCTCAACGCTTGTTGAATTTCCACCATTGATATCTGGATGACTGTGGTTTACTGTAGTTGTAGTTGCCCATGAAACTAGGTTGTCGTTTCCAGCACCTTCAATCCACTTCAATTTAAATGAATGGGTTTGTGTCATTGACCCATATTGAGTATTAGCAAAGTTGTTAATTTGATATGTACCCTGCATATACAAAGGTACGACATTCAGTGGTGTTTCAGTAATGGCTGTACGTGCATATGGAAGTGCAGATTGTGTCCATGTCCAATCCCAATGTGTTCCATGGCCTGCTTCATCTGCCGATACTTGAATTTCTAATGTTTCTGGTTGTACTGAGAGATCGAAGTTGAGAATGTCATCTGATGTAAATTGAGTAGTACCAAAGTATAGAGTGTTGTTGTCTAGATATAAGTCTCTAAATTTATTTGTAGGAGAGCCCAAGTCATGTGTAGCATCTGTTGCCGGAATAATTGCAGAACCCAATGCCTGCAAATTAGCATCAGACATGAATTTATTTGTGGTTCCTTCAACAATATCATCTGAGGTTGCAGAGGGAGATAGGGCAGATTGGGAAGAGTTTCTTACTTGTTTGATAGCATTTGATAATTTTACCATCTCTTCTGTAGTTGCACCAGAAGAAAGTGCATTTACTCTAGAATTTACTGCATTTTCAATATCACTATCTTCTGTTAATCCTACAGATTTTGCTGCTCTGGAAAGAGAAAGTAGTTGGTCTACTGTCGCAGTTGTAATATCGTTAAGGATTTTCGTGCGAATAGCTTGTATTGAAGTTGTGAGATTTGTATCTGACATTCTATGAACCTTTTATAATTCTGATTTTCTTTATATTTATACTTTTTCTATTTATATTTTGATAAAAACTCTAACATATGATTGCTTTTTCTTATCTTTTTTGAAAACACAATATTCTATTAGATTTTTTTGACAAATTTCTATTATTTCTTTGGGGCCCTGCCATTCTTCATCAGTTGCAACTGATTCCGGCTCATTTGCAGAGATTTTTTTGATTTTATTCCATCTATCCACTTCTGCTCCAAATGTAGGAGTGCCTTTATATATTTTTGTTGTCCAAATTTGATCTTTATTGTTTATGTAATACCCACGGCCGCCGATGTTCAGGTTGGAAAGTCTATAATCTTCAGGATCTATAGAATCTGTTTGATTTGTATAGAATCTCTTCTTGTTTGTAAACAAACTCTCCACATCCACCGCATATTTTAGTTCTTCGCTAGGATCATTCTTGAAGACACTAGGTATGTTATTAATACCTATTGCTTTTACTAAATTCTGATACCCATGTACAACTAAGCATGTAGAAAACTCACCATCACGATACGAGAATATCAAATCAGTTGCATCTGAATAGTCAAAATCCATCATTAAATGATCTTCAAATAAATGTATCATAATGTCTCCGTATGTGTTCCAACTACTGTATATTCGTATTCTGTACCATCAATATTTATTTTTACATATCCACCAGCGCCATTTCCGCCGTCTGTGCCACCATCTGATGCGCCAGCGCCACCATTCCCAATAGTAACAGTCATTGTAGTTCCGAAAGGAACTTCCAACAGATAGTTTGCAGGGTTTTCTTGTTTTACGCTCGCCTGCCCGCCTTCGCCCGCTGGGTCTGTGTTGTATATTCCGCCAAATTTATTGACATCAACATGGCCACCGCCACCGCCACCACCTGCACCATAACTTGTTGCGGCCGCATCACCGCCTGGCATGTCTTTTCCACCGGGCCCGCCGCCATCTCCATAATCTGATGCGTCACCAGTTCTTTCTGGTATATCATTAAGTCTATGTAGTCCTGCCTCTGCACTATCTCTACCACCAGCGGCACCAGAAGAGGTTATAGAGAAATATGAAACTCCATCTACCGACATGTCTATAGTAGTATCCCCACCGTCATCTCCATCTGTTATTCCAACTCCATTGCCATTATTGCGTCCAGCTCCGCCACCACCACCGCCACCAATCAATTCATAAGATACGGGAATTTGGGCAGAAGTTCCATAAAAATCATCAAAGCTTATCTCTTCACCTGTTACTGTTGGAACATTAGAGTTCTCTGGGCGTTCTAGTACATGTCCTGTAGCTCTAGTGAATTCGCCAAAAACAACCCTCTGCCACGTTGGAGAGGATGAATTGTGTTGTATCTGTATATCCCTAAGTGAAATCGGGCCAGTTGTCTGCAGTGGCATTATGTCATATCCGAAAATGCAGTTATATTACCTCTAGTTTCTATATCTCCAGTAGTTGATAATCGCATCATTAATGTTCCGTTATGAGAAAATAATAATCTATCTGATGCATCTTGAGATATAGTCCAGTCATCCAAACCGAATAAATCAATACTCCACTTGTCTGTGGTTGCATTATATTCCCAAGTTTTTGCTCCAATTGTATGTTTATCGCCATTTGCTGGGTTTGCTGGAAATTCTGCCATTTATTTCTCCTTTAAATTACTGCTTGCCAATACCAAGTTTCTGGATCACTAGACGATCCATGAACAACATCAATTTCACCACTTGAATTTGCGGTAAGTGTTTGCGAGTTATGAAAGTTAAACCCATTAATAAGTACGTGTGTACCGGCAATATTAGAACCAAGGGAAACCGTTGTAGTTCCAGATGATGCTGGAGTTTGAAATGTGCCCCCTACAATTTGCCCGGCCGCCTGTGTAGATGCATCTGCACCAAAATGCATTGCAACAACTCGCACTGATGAACCTGTCGATGTAGCAGTTGCATATACGTGAACGCTGACTGTGCTTCCTGTATTATTAACCCATCTTACTGAATTTGTTCCAGTTGTCAATACTGAACTGCTTGGATTTGCACCACCATAACCGCTTTGATCGTATACAGTCATTGTCTCATTATTATTGTTTTGTTGATATCCAGCAATCCATGCAACTAAAACTTCACCATTTGCGATATTAGTTATAGAAGTAAGTGAACCAGTAAGCCCTGCGCGAATCTGCTTGGGCGCTGCGGCAACACTACCACCACCACTGCCCAATAGTCCATCAACATCTGATAATTCATTGATATCCGTATTTAATAGTCCATTAGCATCTGACAATTCGCTAATATCTGTATTTAATAGTCCATCAGCGTCTGTCAAGTCATTAATATCAGATGGTATGGTAACTCCACCTGTTAGAGTTGCGATAGAATCATCCACATATGTTTCTGTCGCATATCCAGTTAAATCGGTTATGACTGCTGGATTAAATGTAAACTGTCCATTATTATACGATAGAGAACCGCCACCAGACGCCGCGCCTGTCTGTACCGTAATATCTCCCGCTTCTATAAAGTTTTGAATTGCCGTGTTCATGGCAGTTGTTGTTACATATGCTGATAAATCAACAGCCCCACCACCCCCAGACGCTGGAGTTCCGACAACACCAGTCAACTGAATCCAACTTCCACCATCCCACATTAATAGTTCTCCGGCGGTTGCAGTATCAAACCATAGCTCTCCTGGCTGTGGGTCGTTTGGAGCAGTGTCTCCATATGTGGTAACTGTCAAGTTTGCAATTGTGTCAATAAGTGTTTGATATACCCCTGCGTCATCATTTATAGATGCGGCCAATTCATTTAGAGTATCCAAGGCGGCAGGAGCACCATCAATTAAATTTGATATTGCAGTGTCTACATAGATTTGAGTTGCAACTCTATTTGCAACCGCACCATTTTCTTTGGTATATATGATTCCCCCTGCAGTAATGTCACCATTGACTTCAAATGCGCCATCCAGTGAGAGTCCGCCATCAGAATAAATATCACCATTCTCTTCTACCCTAAATACCGCACTCTCTTTAGATAGTGCAGTCGTAGTTTCGTCTTCATTATTGAACAGTCCAAAGTAATTTCCATCTTCTGAATTATTTCTATCTAAGAACATTGCAATTGACTGCAATGAGCTAACTGCAACACTATTACTCCTATCGGAAAGAAGATCATAGTCCATATGAATTTTATTAGATGTAGTTCCATTTGTGAAAGAATCTCTCGCCCTCTGATCCAAAAAGTAAAGGTTGTTATTACCCTCTACTGTTGTATCAGTGTTGAGATACTTTGTTCTATATACGCCATCAGTATCATATTGTAAAACGTGATTTAATTCTGCATCTAGTGCATCTACATCTGTTATTTGATTAATTCCAATTCTCACGAAATCGCTCCCTACTTGTAGTCTTACTGGAACTGCTCTTGCGTCAATTCCATAGTTGACTTTTAAATCTCTTATTTCTAATCTTGCCGCATCCATATTTGGAACAACTCTCAAATGAGAATTGTCTAAATCAAGCGCAGAAAAATTATAATTTCCTTGTCTCTTTGCAACATGTCGCTGTAGTATGTGATGGGGCATAACCAGCACTAAATTTGCATCCATGTTTTCTGTTTCTAGCTGTGTTTGTCCTAATACTTGATAGAACTTATATCTGGTGTTTTCTCTTACTGTTACCTGATTTGATGTAGTTGTAGTAACATCTGGTGCTTTTTTTCTAACTTCATATGCTGTGGCTCCATTTATTGTATATTTTTCTCGCCATCTGGTGTATAGAGTTCCATCGGCGTCAATAAATTGTGGATTTCCATCTGCATCAGTTCCACTATATTGTAGAGTTGTCTGTAAACCTGCTTTTATTTGTCCATTATAAACAATTCCCCATGTTACTCCATCAGTTAAGTGATCCCATGTGTCGCTGCCCCCAGAATATGTTCCATCATTATTACCTTCCACCCATGCTGTAGTTGGATTTGTTCCACTACCAACTAAAGTTCCTGGCAGAGTTGCTCCGATTGCTGTGCTGGTGGTGGTTATTGTGTTTAAGCTTTCTTTAGTATATACTACATCTTCAATCTCAACTCCTAAATCATATGATGAACCATCTAATCTTTGATATATGGGCGTTGCGGAATACACTCTATTTGAAAAAATTACAACACCACCCACAACAAGAGTCCACGATCCAACAGACACCCCATTAGCTGCTCCAAATTCATACGAAATATTCTGTAGTACTGACGGAACTTCTGGATTGTTTGTTGCATTGATGTCAGAATCGGATGGAGATTTGGTGCCCGAAATAGTATTGCCCGAGGAATCTGTATAATCTTCCTTAGCTGGGGTGTGAAAAATCCAAACGGTTTCAAAATTCAATGGGTCGGTATAGTCTGTAATATTTGTAGCCATTTAAAAAATATCCATTATTTGTCCTTTTATTTATAATGCTTCTTGACAAGTGATTTCTAATGTAGTATATTGGTACTAATGATTTAAGAAAAGAGATTCTAGATGAAGAACAGTCCTATAAACAAATTGCAACAACTTATGGTTATTACTGCAGAAGAATGTGGCGAGTTGACGCAAAGATGTAGTAAAATTATTCGTAAATATAATGATATTTCTGAAATCGAAGAAGATCAACGTGTAAAACTTCTTGAAGAACTTGGAGATGTGCAATGTATGATAGAACTAATGGTTGATCACAATATCATAACATATAAAGAATTGGCAGTAAGATCGTGTCATAAGAGAGAAAAGTTGAAAAAATGGAGTCAGTTGGTAGATGGTTAGGTTAGGAAACTTTAAAACATTAGAAGTTATAGACGATGAGTCCGCCCAGCTTTGGGATGATGTGCAGACTGTCTTTCTATCTATTGATGGAGATACGGTAAAGATAATAATAAACCCAGACGAATCTGAGTTCACAGAAGAAATTATAGAATAGGAGAAAGATATGGCAAATAATGTATACTCAATAGTAAGTCTTCACAGCGGAAATGAAGACGTACACACATGGTTTAAAGAATTGGTTGAAAATCTCAGATATCCAGAGGATGAACGACCTCAAGAATACGAGCACTACAAACCACTCCACACTACATTCTGGCCAGATGAAGAGGATACAGACACTAGAGGTTGGTACATCGATAATATTGGTGTAAAGTGGTGTCATATACAAGATGCGTATGAAACAGAAATCAATACATGTTCAGCGTGGGGAATTCCACATGACTTTTATGAGAAATTGTCAGAGGAAGCATCGAAGATAGATGAGAATGTGGTGTTCACCGTCACATATGAAGATGAGATGCCAAACTTCTTCGGCAGTTCAGTATATTACCAAGGAGAACAGTTTGATTCGTGTGAATGGGATTCGGATGAATATGAAGGCCAGGGCCTCTGTTTTTATTGGGATGAAGATGAAATGGGTGAAGAAGAACCAGAAGATTGGGAAGCTTCATGGGAAGATATGCACCTTTTGCAACATGAAAATTTACAACAAATGCTTGATGGATTGATTATCGATGAGAATTGAACCTGATATCAAATTAGACTATAAGAATGTGTTAATCAGACCTAAACGCTCTACTCTCACTAGTAGAAAAGAGGTTTCTCTTGTGAGACAGTTTAATTACAGAAATTATAACGCAGAAAACATCTGCCCGCCAGATTTTGAGGGTGTACCTATTATTGCGGCAAACATGGATGGCGTGGGCACATTTGAAATGGCAGATAAACTCGCTGAAGGTGAGATAATGACATGTCTCAAAAAAACATACACATCATCGGAACTCATTAGTTACTTTGATAGTAAAATGTGGGAGAGAAGAGAATATGTTGCAATGTCTATTGGTATTTCTGACTCAGATTTAAATAAGTTTAAAACTGTCTATGATAATGTCGGAAAAGAACTTAAATATGTTTGTATTGATGTTGCTAATGGATATACTGAAAGATTTGTAAACTTTATTCAAGAGTTTAGACTTCTTTATACAGATATTGTAATCATTGCAGGGAATGTTGTTACTGCAGATCAAACACAGGAGTTAATTTTAAATGGAGCCGATATTGTTAAAGTGGGTATTGGGCCTGGCAGTGTTTGTACTACTCGTATCAAAACTGGAGTCGGTTATCCCCAACTCTCGGCAGTTATTGAATGCGCTGATGCTGCCCATGGTCTTGGTGGGCATATCATTGCTGATGGTGGGTGTACATGCTCTGGTGATGTAGCGAAGGCATTCGCTGGTGGCGCAGACTTTGTAATGTTGGGTGGTATGCTTGCCGGACATGATGAAGGTGGTGGTGAAGTAATAACTAAAACATATGAATTGAATGAACTCCTTGATGAAGGAGATGGATGGTATGCTCCAGTTTATGATAAAAAACAGTTTGTGCAGTTCTATGGTATGAGCAGTAAGGCTGCAAATGATAAACACTTTGGTGGACTTAAAGAATATCGTTCATCGGAAGGTAGAGAAGTCTTAGTACCATATCGTGGAGAGGTGGCAAAGACAATCCAAGATATTCTAGGGGGCATTAGAAGTACTTGTACTTACGTGGGCGCAGATGAGTTAAAAAGACTAAATAAATGTACAACATTTGTCATGTGTCATGACACTCACAACAGGATCTATGAAGGGAGTTAAAATTGAACGAGAAACAATTATCCGCAAGACTCGCAAAGATGTCTGCCATCGCATATGACCAACCAAACATTGCCACTGAGAAATATAAGGCATTGGGATATGCACAGGTAAAATATATAGACTATCGGGGAGCACAATGTTATGTTGTTTGGAGTACTTCTACTATTGTAGTATGTTTTAGAGGAACAGAACCTTCTCAGTGGAATGACGTTAAGGCAGATTTACGAGCTTGGCCAGAGAAAGAAGAAACTGGAAGAGTTCATAAAGGATTTAACACCGAAGTGTCAAAAATTATTGACAGAGTTGAAATAACCCTACAACAAATGAGGGGCGCAAAAGCTTTGTATGTAACTGGGCATTCTCTTGGTGGTGCAATGGCAACCATCGCGGCAGGAAAATTAGAACATGTAAACTTTCTCTGCACATTTGGTTCTCCTAGAACTGGTTGGGGTCAATATGTAAAGAATATCACATGCCGCCATGTGAGATTTGTAAATAATAATGATATCGTTCCATCAGTTCCACCATCATTCTTGATGTATAAACATCATGGAGAATTAATGTATATAAACTATTATGGTAATATTAGAAAGATGTCTTTTTGGCAGAGAATGAAAGATCAATGGCGAGGCCGTATGATGGCAGTCAAGAAAAAAGCACCATTTGATGGTGTATACGATCATGATATGAAATATTACATCAGATATACAGAAAGAAACGCAAATGATTGAGATGATTTATCAAATGGCATCAGACAGACTATGGATTTATACTGCAATAGTGGGTGCCTTATTTGGTGCAGCATTTCTTGCATATTTTCGCTCGACCCATGCCGGTATTTACTTGTACATGAAATTTGATGAATATCTTGATAAAATTAGAGATTATTTTGGATGGACTTGGTTTAATCAACCAGAGGATGCTTGGAGAAAACAATATCCAAAAATTACTAATAAGATTGATGAACTAGAGAGGCGAATAGCTGAACTGGAAAATCCCAAACCACAATGGGATAAACGTCCAAATGAAGCAATAAATGAAAAAGGCTAAAATAAGGGTTGACAAAAGATTGTCAGCCCTTTATACTTTAAGGGTAATGAAAAAGGAAACGAATCAAATGAAATCAGATGATACCACATTTATTGTGGATGAACATGCCCGAATCAATCCAACAACCTTTCAATCTCAGCATTCCTCTATGGTGCAGTCTGATATGAAAGCATATGCTTTAAAGGCAGGCTTGTGGCCAAATTCGGATTATAAACGCATTATTCGTAGACATGCAGAAGCGCGTGGTTGGACGCAAAGGGGATTCACTGGTATGGAGATTATTTATTAAATTAGCCCTTGACATTGCCCGAATCATATGTTAAAGTGAAGTGTAAAAAGGAGATATATAATGACACAAGTTGCAGTAATTCACGCCGCCTTTGGCCAGACCCCTCAGACAGTTGCATTAGTTGAAGTTGATGATACCATGTCAGTTGAAGAACAACTGGAGTATGCATATCGTTGGACAAATAACGTGATGGGTTCTTGGAGTATCCAATCAGAGTTTTTGTCTAGTGGTAAAAACGGTGACTATAATGAGAACGTAACTGTTATGGCACCCCTACCAGTTGATGACCGTGGACAGGCATGGGGTCTCCGTTCTACATCCATGGGAGATCAAATGTTAATTGGTAACACCAAGTATGAGGTTGCAATGTGTGGGTTTGAAAAAATTTAAGCCCTTGACATTGACCCGTAGATATGCAATAATGAATATGTAATGAGAAAGGTGATTCGACATGATTGACACAATGCAAGAGATTGAAATTCTAGAAAATGTTATCATTGCACTACAAGAGGGTGCGTCTGATGAGAAACGGATGGCGATAACAGATTTAGAACGCATGATGCAGCGTAAACAAGTAGAAGTTGCCGAATATGACGCTTGGGTTGATGAACAGGCGGCAATACAGGCATGGATGGAAGGAACCCAGATATAATGTTTACTTACTCAGATGATTGTTTTTCAGACCTCCATAAAGATGTTTATGGATTTCGTCCACGGGGCACTCTTATGGAAGAGTGGCATGAACGCACTCCAAGGCAAAAACAGGAGTTGTGGAATGCTCTTTGTGACGAACTTGAAGAGAACACGAAACGCGAAAAGATCGTAGAGCAAGAGTGCGTCGATGAGTTTGAAGCTCGGGTTCAAGATGTAATTGAATTGGGTGCTGAAAATCGTGAGACTGCACTTCGCTGGATTGTTGGTTCTGAAACCTTTTACCACAGTCAGGATGTAGAACATTTTGTTTGGGAGCAGGGTATCCTATTTACCGACTACGGTAAGCAGTTAGTCAAAGACCTGTGTTCTATTGTTGAATACAAATCTTGGGAGGCAGCCTGATTGTTCACAAATGAATTTGAGTTCGATGCGACTATAACAACAGTAATGGACGAAACGGCTGAACATGAAGATGTTCAGCTCATTATATCTGAGGATGTTGTATACATCAGACAGTTTAACGACGAAAAGCGTCAAACTACATATGATTTAATCGCAATGACTCCTAAGATGTTTAAGGATATGGTTACTGCATTGAACCAGACTGAAGGCGTTTTTTCAACTCAATATAAGAAGGCAACCTAGCCCCACTTCCTTGATAATTAAATTCGCCCATATTCCTTAGAACTTCTAAGGTTTTCCTTTGCATGATAGCTTGTATTAGCTCTCCATTCCCCTGCATAACTGTGGGGGGAACTGCTTTTTGTTCTAGATATTCAGTATATGTTCTTTCTGGTTTCATAAGAAAGTATTCTAAATCCCAAGTATTCACGAACATAATAAATGTGTCTCTATTTGTGTATTGCGCGATCATTTGATATAGTTGTGCTCTGAATCCATTGGCAGCAAAATAATATGATTGCCATGCGCCTGTGCTTTGTCCTTGCGAATATATGTCTTGCAATTTCATTTCTCCATCATATTGTGGTAGCCACGGAGCATGAAATGCGAGAAGTCCACTCACATGATATTCTACGCCACCCAGAAATGCGAGCGCACATGCGGATATACATGCTGCATTCCTCGGCACCCATACATCCACATTCCAGTTAGAGAATACTGTTCCAACCTTATATGCCTCTGATAACAGGCCGCCTGGCGAATTCATAGATATAATTTTAGTATCTGGATGAGCTGCTAATGCATTGATAAATGCTTCAGATAATCCTGCTACAAAAGATCCTTTAAATTGTAACATTGGGCCCCATGGGGTATCTTGTTCATATCTAATATCATATGGATGATTTTCGTGTGCTGATGTGTTTGTTGTCGTTAGTAGTATTGTTAACGCAAACAAGATAGGAATAATTCTAATTAGTTTCATTATATTTCCTTCCAAAGAAATATTTATAATAATTATATAAACTAAATAAAAGACACACAAATAGAATTGGAGTATAATATGACTTTTTGGAAATGGTGGACTACTGTTGTGATAGTTGCGGTTCTTTGTACAATCGCCGAATACTATATCAACATTTCGAATTATCTTTTAGTGCAAGATGGTACTAAAATAAGTTTATTAATATTGACTATCCTCATGGCTTGCAGCATCAGTGTTGGGAGACATGCATACAATTTACAGTTTAAAGAAAGCCCTCCCAAGAAAAGTTCAATCGAACCTCTTTGGTATTTTTCTGATGCTGTATTATCTATTGGTATGGTCGGAACATTAGTGGGTTTCTTAATTGTTCTTACATCAACATTCACTAGCATTGAGGGATATACTCCAGAAGAACTTAAAACTGTCATTGGAGAATTGGCGTCTGGAATGGGTATTGCTTTAATAACATCATTAACTGGACTATTATCTTCAATCATTCTTAAATTTCAACTAGTACTGTTGGATAGCGATGGTGGCAATGTGTAATGAGAAAATACAGTACAAACTTAGGGTTTGTTGATCTATTATTTAATCTGCTAGTCGGATTTGTTAGTTTATTATTGATAGCATTCTTGCTGATCAATCCAATTGCAGACGATGGCAAAATAGATCCAGTAACCGAATTTATAATAAACGTCCAATGGCCAGACAATTCCAGCATCGATATCGATTTATGGGTACAGGGCCCAGAAGGAACTATTGTCAGCTTCAAACAAAAAGATGGTAATTATATGGTATTGGAAAGAGATGACCTTGGTATCAGTAACGATTTTGTAATGATAAATGGAGAACCAAAAATCATTCGCAGAAACATTGAAACCCTGATGATAAATACAATACTGGAAGGTGAGTATTTTATCAATGTTCATAATTATAATCACAACAAACCTTTAAAGGATGGAGAAGACTATCCAGTTCCAGTAGAGGTAACTTTAATCAAAATGACACCATTTAGTAATATATTTACTCTTAAAACCACACTATCATTTAGACAAGAAACTACTATAGCATCATTCTTGGTGAATCGTAATGGGGTTGTAAACGATATTAGGACAGACGTTCAGATACCTCTGTATTATAAAGGTATTGCAGAACACACACCAGAGCCAGTATCACCTACATTTATGAATATATCACCAGCGAACAGAATAAATGAACAGGTGTGGGATGGTGTTCAATGGGGGTTCGGGCCATGATATTTCAGGCAGTAATAGCATTTTGTATCATATTGTGTATTATAATCGCAATATTGATATACTACTCTGAATTAGACTTTACACTGAAACTGGTTTCTCTACCATTTTCCGTATTCTTTTTGTCTGCATTTATCTATTGGGTATCAGATAATTTAGGAACGCCGGTAGAAGGAACGCCTATCGGAGAATTTAAGTACATACATCACACAATGAAAGGAAATGAAACGATATATTTGTGGATTTATCAGAAAGAAGAACAGAAACATAGATTATATCAGTTTCCATATACAAGGGATGCGGCAAAGAAGCTGGCAGAAGCTGGAGAGGACGCAAAGAAGGGCGTTGAGATTTCTGGCGAGATGGCCGAGGGCCCGTCTGGTTCTGGACAACAAATACGAATTGAACTATATCCAACCAGACCAAATATGATAGTGGGGCCCGTTAAAAATTAGAAAAGGGAAATATAATGTTTAGATTTTATACTGAAAAGAAGTGGTTATTATGGAGTTGGATTGGTTCTGCAATAATCTTATCATCACTTTGGGTACAAGTACAAATTGATGTAAAAATAAATGAATGGTTTGGGCAGTTTTACGACATGATCCAAAAAGCATTGGGAGAACCTAATGCAATCACAATCACAGAATATTGGGCTAGTTTAGGTAGTTTTATATACCTTGCCGCAATATATGTTGCAATCGCAGTTGCAATTAGTTTTTTCACCGCACATTTTCTATTCAGATGGCGAACTGCCATGGTAGAATGGTATCACTCTGTATACGACAAGGCACGTACAATTGAAGGTGCAGCCCAGAGGGTACAAGAAGACACAATCAAATTCAGTCGAATTATGGAAAGTCTTGGAACTAGTTTCATAGAATCGATTATGGTTTTAGTGCAGTTTGTGCCTATTCTACTTGGACTGAGCATAGGCATTCCTGTCTTCTTCTTCGGAGATTGGCAGTATGGCCTTGTGACAGGTGCATTGGTTTGGAGCATTGGCGGCACATTATTTTTAGTTGGATTGGGTTGGTTGTTGCGTCTAGTAGGAGTAGAGTATGACCTACAAAAGAAAGAAGCAGCATATCGCAAGATATTAGTTATCGCAGAAGATGATGAAACTGTCAGGCCCAAGACAATCAATGAGTTGTTTCAAGATGTCAGAGGCATCCATTTTAAATCATATATAAGATACCTATACTTTAATGTAGGCAGAGTAGCATATCTTCAGGCAAATGTATTGAGTGCATATGTATTTCTTGCTCCTGCGATAGTTGCCGGTGCAGTCACACTAGGAGTGATGCAACAAATTATTCGCGCATTTGGTAGAGTAGAAGGTTCTATGCAATATCTATTAAAGGCTTGGCCAACTATTATTGAATTGGCAAGTGTATACAAACGTCTAAGAGAATTCGAGAGACAAATTAAAGAGAAATAATAATGGCTAAAAAGAATAAAAAAGTAAAAGAAGAAGAAGTCGAAGTCAAAACTATACTAATTCCAGACACAATCACACAGGTTCCCCCACAGGAACCTGTGCCACGTGATATGACGTTTGAGAAGCCTCCAGGCACTGTTCTAAAAGAGAATGGTATTATCTTTATGGATAAGGAGTTCAATCAGGAAAACTGTATGCCCTTGGTGAAAATGATTATGGAGTATAATTTAATGCCTGCACCAAAGGCACCACCAATTATACACCTATACATAAATTCGCCTGGCGGCCAAGTTGCGTCTGCATTTCACTTAATTGATGTAATCAAACAGTCCAAGATACCAGTATATACATATGGTATGGGCTCAATTGCATCATGTGGGGTGTTGTTGATGATGAGTGGCGAAAAAGGTCATAGATATTTAACCCAAAACACAAGTATCATGTCGCATCAGTATAGTTGGGGTTCTGGCGGTAAAGAACATGAACTGTATGCAAAAATCAAACAGTTCGAAATTTCATCAGAGAAACTTATAGAACACTATAAGAAATGTACTGGTAAGAAGAAAGACTATATTAGAAAACACCTTTTACCAGAATCTGACATGTGGATGACGCCAGAAGAAGCAATTAAACACGGTATTGCCGATAAAGTCATAGAAACTTATTGACAAAACAGAATCATTAGTGTATATTAAGAAAGTAAATTGAAATGGCACAGGAGTTAACAGAAAAATTATCAGTAATTCTAGCTGAATTGAAACAGGTTATGGAAGAGCGAAAGATGCGAGTTGATGATCTCAGAAGAGAAATTGACGAAATAGAACAGCAAAACGTCGACCTAGAGAAACAAGTTTCGAGTCTGTTAGATTCATTCTAATAAAAGGGTCGGATGCTACAAGGTGTGGCAGCGGACTGTAACTCCGCCGAGGAAACTCACGCATGGTTCGATTCCATGCCGGCCCACCATAAAATGAGGTAGTAATGAAAGAACCAGTATATGAAAAAGGTTATCCTTCCTTTGAGGCAGTCAATGGAGATGAACCACAAGAACGATATCACGAATACATGAAACGGCGTATGCGTGAAGAAGACGATAAGGCAAAATTTACGCTTACTGTAGAAAAAGATGGAGAGGAATTAGTTTTGCCCTTTCCTGTTGAGCTTCTCAATCAAATGGGTTGGGATATTGGTGATACATTGTTATGGGAGAGTACACAAGATGGTTATGTTAGCGTCCGTAAAAAAGAAGACTAAGATTGCTATTGCACTTGCATTGAATATTGGTATTGTTGCGAGCATAGGGGCGACATACTCTCAGGCATCTGAACCGTTTGCACACGAAAACGCTAGAGAACTAGAATGTGTTGCACTGAACATCTACTACGAAACCAGAGGCGTGTCTCTAGCAGACGCTATGGCAGTCTCAGACGTTGTTTTAAATAGAGTTTTGAGTACGAAGTATCCTAATACAATGTGTGAAGTAGTGAGACAAGGACATAAGAATTCTGATGGTTCTATGAAGAGAAACAAATGTCAATTCTCTTGGTATTGTGATGGCAAATCTGATGTACCAAAAGACAT